TTAAAACTAAAGCAGCGCCCCCGAAGGAGCGCTGCCAGTTAGCTGACGTCTGATCCTTACGAATCAGACTTATCAACTAGATGATGTTCATATCGAGGCAGGTAACTGTGCCGTAGAAGTCCGAACGAATCATCTTCTTGCCGTAGCGGGTCATTACGCCCTTACGAGGAGTGAAGTCCTCTGGAGCAAAGATTGTTGGAGTAACAATCAATGGAACGTAAGGAGCGTAGACGTAGCCGGTCTCGAGGTAGCTGCCACCCTTGTAACCGACGAGGATCTTGTTACGTGGGAAGTAAGGATCCTTGTAGACGGTGAAGCGGTTGCTGAGTGTACCGATCTTCTCTGCGCCGATGGTCATAGGAGAACCAACCTGGCCGCTGCCGTCGATCGAGTAAACGGGCTTGTAAAGCACCGAAGCCTCGAGGACAGTGGCAACGTCTGGGCTGACAACGATGAAGTTTGCAGAACCGCGGAGGGTCTTGCGGTGAATCTCGTTGGCAACGTCGATGATTGTCTCTGTGAGGGTCTCGTACCACTCGCGAACGTTGCCGGTAAAGGCAGGACCGGGAGTGAGCGCGGTAGCGCGAGCAATCTCTACGCCAGTGACCTTGTTGATGAAGCGGCCAGGAGCACGCGACCAGAAGTAGTTTGCGCCAGTACCACCGGTGAGGAGATCGTTGAGGATCTCGCGATCGAGCTCGAGGGCAATCTGCTCCGAGAGGATCTGGGTAAGTTCAACCTCTGCATCCAGTGAGTGGTATGCGTTGAGGTCCTGGGCAAGCTCAGGAGACCAGCGAGCGCGGAGCTTACGGGTGTCTGCTGTCACGCTGATGCTCTCGATCTTGATGTCAATTTCGGGAATAACAGGTGATGGGCTTGAACCGAAGTTCGACTCAAAGGTTGGAATGGTGAGTGCGGAACCACCATCAGCAGCGTTGACGTCGAGAGTGGCAGCAATTGGGAAGCTGACCATGAGCTTGTCGTAATCGGCAGGAGCAAGCTTGGTTCCTGACACGACCATCAAAACTGCGGAGTTTGCTGCACCTAATTGAGCAAAAGAATTTGCTGTGAAGGTGTTTGTGCCAGAGTCCCAAGTTCCAAGACGGTTAAGACGACGTACGTTTAGAACGCCGGTACCACCTTGAACTGCGGCACCAGGTGCTGCAACGTCAGTGTTTGCAGACAGAACGCCTTCTACAAACAGACCGAATTCCTTCGCCATTGTAGCGTCGGTTTGTGCTGAGAAACCGGCGGAGGAGGAGAATGGAAGAACAACTGCGAAGAATTTTCCACTGCTGTTATCAATTAGGTTGCTGACTTGTGGGTCGAACTGGAGAAGACGACCGTCTGAACCTGAGGATGTTAGAACACCTTCGGTAAGAGTTGTTCCTGAACGGTAAGAACCTGATGCAAGGACATGCGTTGCTGCTGTTGTACCGGCGATTGTTCCGCTTAGGTGAACCTTCGAGTAGCTTGTGCCAACAAGATCGTACTGACCACCGACGCCAAGAGAACCTGACTGGATTCCCTTACCGGTTGGGTTGTTATAGATCGACTGGCCAACCGAGTAGGTGCTCGAGGCTCCGAGGGTCTCGCTACCGTTTACACCAGTAAGACCACCGCGGTTGTTACCGTAGGTGTAATCGAGGTAGAAGAGCAGACCCGAAGGAAGACTCATTGGCTGGATCGAAACAAGGTCGTTTGCAACGAGCCCGCCGAAGACTCTACGAACGATTGGGAAAGCAATGTTGGTGAAGCCGCGGATGTCGGTCGATGAGGAGCCCGAACCTGCGCCTTGGCCGAGGGAGTTTGCCTCCTTCAGAATCTGGCCGACCTGGTTCTCGAGAAGGCGAGCCATGTTCTCCTTCTTGACGCCATCAAGTCCACGGAGCAGACCGGTGCGGTTCCACTTCTCCTGAAGTCTACGAGCCTCGACGCCAAGGTGGCGATCGCGGATGCCCTCTGCGAGCTGGTCTAGTGTGAATGCCTTTGACATTTTAAATTTCTCCTTAGTAGGTTTGACTAACTTAATTTACTGATCGTTCCGGCCTAATCAGGCCTTTGTCCCGATGCCGGCCAGAACAGCCCAGCGATCAGTCTCACCGACGGATTCATTGACCATACCACCTGGCCTCGTCGATCTTGAAGAGCTGCCCACTGTCCTGTTCGCATTCTCTGTAAGGTTGCCCGAGGTCCTTGTGAGGGACTCGTTGAGACTCTTATAGAGAAGGTTCGCCTCGCGCATAGTCTTTGCAGAATCAAGGGCCTCGACCACAGTCTTTAGCTTAGACTTTGGAAGTGCTGAATTCTGCATCAGCTTGTTGACGTACAGAAGCTTGGCGTTGAAGAGCTTCTGTTCGTTGAGCTCGCGGCGTAGCTCGTTGATTGCCGCAGCGGCCTCCTTTAGGCGGCCAGTGAGAGCCCGATTCTTGCGGGCCTCCTCCATTGCTTCCTTCTTCGCTTGCTTAGCCTCAGCCTCAGCCTTAGCAGCCTTCTTGGCAGCTGGCTTGTCAGCCTCAGTTACGTTGGCATTGAGCTCAACGTCATCGTACGAAGAAAACTCATCTTCAGGCTCACCGCCGAATGAATCGCCTGGCTCAATCTCCTCGCGGAGTCTGCGAGCGCGTAGACGACGAAGTTCATTACGAAGCTGGCTTTCATTGACGGTGAACACTCTTTCGCCGCGGCGGGAGCGCTTACGAGACTCCATAGGCATTTCGTCCATTTCGTCGTAGCCCATTTCGTCCATTTCATCCATTTCGTAGCCTTCTGGGTAGACGCTCTCATCAGCCTCAAGGCTGATTTCTTCGTCATCGTCATCGTCTCCACCCATGTCTTCGTCTTCGTCTTCGTCACCAGCGTCATCGTCACCAGCGTCATCGTCACCTGATGAAACTTCCATTCCGACTGCGTCTGCTAGAGATGCAATTGCAGCCTTTACTGCATCAACATCAACATCTACCTCATCGTCTTCGCCTTCGTCACCGGCGTCATCGA